AGTTACCAATTTTGTTTATGGTCATGGAATAGATGCTACTGATTCTAGTGAAAAACCAGAGCAGTATGCACAGATGAAATCATTACTTAAAAATAAAGACCTATTTAGAGTAGTACAAGACTTTGTAATTTTAGGAGAAGGAGCTTTTCAAGTAACTTATAATACAGAGAGAAAAATAAGCAAGCTAACCTACTTCCCTAGACAAACTTTAAGAGCCGAGAAATGCAACGATAAAGGGGAAATAGATGCCTATTACTACCACCCTGACTGGAAAGACTACAACAGAAACGATAAACTTAAAAGGATACCTGTATTTGGGACATCTAAAGAGTTGAATGAAATATTTATTGTTAAAAAATACGTTGTTGGATTTCACTATTATAGCCTACCTAGCTATGCTGCTTCAATGCCTTATGCACTTTTAGAAGAAGAAATTTCAGCATACTTAATTAATGAAACACAAAATTCTTTTTCAGGAACTAAAGTTGTTAATTTTAACAATGGAGTACCTGACAAAGAGAAACAAATCCAAATAAAAAACGACATCTTAGGTAAGCTTACAGGTTCTATTGGTGACAAAGTGATAGTTGCCTTTAATTCTAATCAAGAATCTGCTACAACTGTTGAAGATATATCACTAAACAATGCTCCAGAACATTATGCTTATTTAGCTGAGGAGTGTGTTAAGAAATTAATGGTAGGACATAGAATTACTTCTCCTCTTTTACTAGGAATTAGAGAATCTGGAGGAGGACTAGGGAATAATGCTGATGAAATACAAACAGCTACCGATTTATTCTTAAACATCGTAATTAAGCCTGCTCAGGACATTGTTATTGATGCTATAGATGACCTTTTAGCCACTAATGACATAGCTCTTAATCTTTACTTCAAAACGCTTAAACCATTAGACTTCATGGATGAAGATACTGATTTAACAGACGAACAAGTTGAAGAGGAAACAGGAATAAAGCAAGAAGATATAGATGAAGAAAAAGTAGAGGTAGATTTGAAAAAAATAGATGGCAAACTTGTTTTTGAAACTCCTGAAGAAGCAGAAGAGCAAGCCGAGAAGCTAGGTTGTAAAGGTTCGCATACACATGAAGATGAAGATGGAAAAACTTGGTATATGCCATGTGAATCACATGATGACTATCCACAGTCTATGAGTTTAACTAAAGAGGATTTAAATGAAGAGGAAACTAAAAACATCTTAGGTATTCTAGCAGAAGCAGGTGAGAAAATGAGTGATAATTATGTTTATGTAGATGAAATAGATGCTGATGACGATGTAGACAATGAGGACTGGGCAAACTACCTTATAAATGAGAAAAAAAGTACTCTTTCTAAAATTAAAGGACTGCTAGGACTTGCTGATGAAATAGATTCTAAAAAGAAAGGAAGTTCATATAGTGACTTAGATTCTAAAAATGGATTATATAAAATAAGATATACTTATGCAATAGGCTCAAACAAGCCAAGTAAAACACAAAGAGACTTTTGTGCAAATATGATGGACATGGCTAGAGCAGGTATTGTATGGACTTTAGAAGATATTGATAGAGCAAGCAGAGAGGGTGTAAACAGAGAGTTAGGTCATAAAGGTAGAGCTTACGATTTATTTAAATTTAAAGGAGGTATTTATTGCAGACATAAATGGAGAAAAGTTTTATACAGACTAGAAAGCAATACTGAGCCTTCTGAAAATCTTTCTAATTATAAAAAGACTAGAACTATTCCTAAAACATATAACAGAAATCCTAGAGGTTCAAAACAGGCTGCAACTGCTCCTGAAAATATGCCTAATAGAGGAGCATACCCAAAATAAAATTTAAACTATGGCACAGGTATTATTTATAAACAGAGACGACTTAGTAAGGTTCACATCAGCTAATGGAAATATTGATACAGATAAATTCATACAATATATTTTTATTGCACAGGAAATTCAAATACAAAGATTTTTAGGAACTGAATTATATAATCAACTTGAAACTAAAATTGCTAATAACAATTTAGCAGGTCATTATTTGACTTTAGTGACAGATTATATAAAACCAAGTTTATGTCATTGGGCAATGGTAGAATATCTTCCATTCGCTGCCTATTCAATTTCTAATAATGGAATATACAAGCATACTTCTGAAAATGCTGTAAATGCTGATAAAAACGAAGTAGACTTTTTAATAGAAAAAGAAAGAACGACTGCTCAATATTTTAGTAACAGACTGATTGATTATTTACAAGATAATGCAGCAGCAAACTTTCCTGAATACTATGCAAATAGTTTTCCAGACATATATCCAGACGACTCAGCAAATTTTGGTGGATGGCAGTTAAGTTAAAAAAAACAAATGAGCAGGAGAAAAACGAAATCTTGCTTAAAAAATATTTAGAAAATAAAGTAGAATCATTAAAAAATAAAACAAATTGGCAACATTTACAGGACAATTAATTTCAGCTACTTATGATGCAATTATAAAAACAATAGATAATGATGCCATAGGAGGAACAGCTAAACAACTTACAGACGGACTTGGAAATGTAACGCCTTTATATGTTTCTACTACACAAATAGGAATAGGCATTACTCCAACAGAAGCTCTTCATGTTTCTGGCAATATAAAAGCTAGCTCATCAGTAATAGCTACCACTTTTAGTGGTGATTTAAATGGGACTATAAACACAGCAACAACAGGAGTCACACAAACAGCAGGAGACAATACTACAAAAATAGCAACTACTGCTTTTGTACAAGAAAGTCATACTGGTAAGCCAACAGGTTCTGGAACAGGTGGTAAAATTGCTCTTTGGAGTGGCTCAGGCACTTCTACAGTATTAACAGATAGTTCAATTACTGAAGAATCTACTCAATATTTACTAACTAAAGACATTAGAATTTTCGATACTATTCCTGGTATAACTTTACAAGATTCTGATAGTTCAGGAAGTGCGTCTAGTGGTAGTATAACTTGGCTAGACAATGCAGCTAGTCAAAGAGCTATAATTAGTTTAACAAATTCTATTTTAGGAATAACTAGCAAGCATGGTGGTATAAATTTTGGAACTAATTCAACACCTGCTGTTTCTATAGATTCTAGTCAAAATACTGAGTTTTTTGGTAGCATATCTTCAACAAGCACTATTACAGCTACTTCTTACATACAAAGTGACAGTAATTTACTAGTTAAAGGAGATGTAAAATTTAGAAATAATGCTGATTCTAGTTGGAACGGAGGACAGATAGGTTCTGATGCAAATGACAGTTTAAGATTTGCAGTTAAAACAGCTGCGTCTAGTAATGTTGAAGCATTGACATTAGATGCTAACTTAAAAGCTAATTTTACAGGGAGCATAGCTATTGGAGGAAATGCCACGACTATTGCTTCATTTGTTACAGAATCCGACACTATAGCTTCTAATGATAATGACACCACTCTCCCAACAAGTGCAGCAGTTAAAGATTATGTAGACACTCAAGTTGGAGCAAACAATGAGCTTTCTGAGATTTTAGCAAATGGCAATACTACTGGAGGAACTAAAATAGAGGTAAATAATACTTCTAGTGGTATAGATTTAATTGATGATGCAAAAATTAGATTAGGTACAGGAAATGATTTACAAATATATCACAATGGAAGTCAAGATAGAATTGAAAGTTCATCAGCTTTTTTAGTATTAGAAGCATCAAATGTTATTCTTCGTAATAATGGTGGTAGTGAAGATTATGCTAAGTTTCTTGGTAATGCTGCTGTGGAATTATATTATAACAACTCTAAAAAGTTTGAAACTACAAGTACAGGGGTTAGTGTAACAGGTGCTTTAACAGGAACAAGTGCAACTTTTTCAACTTCAGGCACACCGTTATCTTTAAATAGAACAGGTGGTGCTACTGCTTTAGTAGAATTAAAAATAGGAGGTACAGTTGAAGGATATTTAGGTGCTGACTCAACAAAAAGTTTAATTGTTTTTAATGAATCAGCTGCAGAAAAATTTTCTATTAGTAATGGGGGTGATGGAACTTTTGCAGGAACTATTTCAAGTGGTGCTATAACTGCTAGTGGTTCAACTGCAGCAGGAGTGCTTACTTTGGAAAGTACATCAGCTTCTGACTTAACAATAACAACTACTGCAGCGAATACTTGGGAATTTAGTAATGCAGGTAATAATTCTGTATATAATGCGTATTCACATACATTTAAAAATGCCTCAACCACAGGTTTAACAATAAACAATTCTGGAAACGCAACCTTTGCAGGAAATGTAACTGCACCAGAACTTCGTTTACAGGGAACAGGTACAACATATCTTAATATCGGAAATAATACTACAGGTTCAGCATCAAGTGATGGAGCAAGTATAGGTTATTTTACAGGGCAAAGTTCTTTACAAATTGTTCAAAGAGAAAATGATGCTATGGTTTTTTCAACTAACAATACAGAAAAAATGCGTATAACATCTGACGGGGATGTTTTAATGACCACAACATCAGGTAATAAACTTGCAACAATAAAAGGTCAAAC